GCACATCTATTTTGGGCTCTCTGGACTCACTAAGTGAACCAGAGTAGCAAACTTTAGGTGTTTCCGCCGAATCAGCTTGACTAGCCTCCTCGACGACGCCGTCGGGCTTTTGGCCCTAGGCGTAAGTCAGTAGTTAGGTTAACTGATGGAAGACGCTCTCGAGTAGCCTTTTGGCGAAGTGCCCGCCACAAGGTAATTAACCTTGTAGAAGTCGGTAACTCCTCGTTTTCACGAAGAGCCACCTCGAAAGAAGAGGGTAGGGAGTTTACTCCTTCCTCCGCTTCGAACACTTGCTTCCAGACGTCCTCTAGCATCCTCCATTCAGGAAGGATGTTCGGATCCAGGACTCGCAGGACGTCATCGATTTTCTCGAACCTCGCCCTGAGATTCTCGGCGAACTTTCGAATAATCCACTCACTGAAGAACTCATTCCACATTACCGATTTCTCGGTGATGCCGAAGAACTCATCAGTTCCAGACGACCAGAATTTCTTCCGGTCGCTGGTCCCCTCATCTTTCCCCCTACGGCGATCTTCAGATCGTTTCTCACCTCCACCTTTCGGTTTTGGCTTGAAAGTCACATCTGTAAAGCGCAGAGTGGCGATTGAGTACAAAAGTTTATCGAAAGAGACCAATTGTCTCAGAAGGGTTCGGATGACTTGCCCCCAAAGACGCTCGGAAACCTTCCAAGCGTTAAGGTCAAGCAAGGCACCCTCCTTTCCACCCGGTGCTGTCGAAATCAACCAAGCCTCAAGAGGCATTGAGAAGACTCCGCCCGGGCGGCAGAGATAGGCGATTAAACCTGTTAGACGATTTCCTAGACCCAACCCGATTGGCAATCGAGCCAGGTTTCGGAACCCGAACCCCGCAAAGCGTGCTACGGCCGCAAGACGGATCTCTCCGAATCGCTTTAACTTCAGCACCAGTTGCTCAAGAGCGCCTACGTTCCGTAAGCTCACTAACATTTCTGCCAGTGATACTGGTGTGACTTCCCGTTTACGGATCCAAGTTCGCTTCGCAAACTCTAAAGAGCTAGTGCATGAGACCAGACTTTTAGCAAGACTGATCTCTACACCTATGCTCTTCATGACCCGTAAATACTGTGCGGCTACGAGACGGTCAGCAATGACCACATCGTCACCGAGGACTGCATACGAAACAAACCAACCGGTTCGTTTCGGATATGCATTCGAAGCAGCATATTGTACAAGGGCATGGTGTGTCATCGCGAGCATAGCCCACGACGACAATGCTCCCATAGGTTGTCCGACCGCGTAGGATACGCGCTCGATCCCCAGGTTATAGCTTTTGGCTATTCTGGGAAGCCTGTATGGTCTTCCGACCAACAGAAACGCCCACAGGGAACTCAACTCTGCTCCCAGCAACGGCATCAGGAGGTCCACTTGCAACTGCAGTGGCAGCCTATCTGTTGCCGCAGACAGATCGTATGACGCGACGAAGTCTGCGTCTCCGATCCTTTTGAGAAGCCGCTCAATTGGAGCAACTTGATCAAAAGTTCCGTCTGTTGAGACTAATCTCAACTTCGAGAAAATCCACTTATGAAGGGGTTCCATAAGCGTCTGGAGGAAGAGAGGCACCATGGCGAAGACTCTAATCTTCCCAGGCTCCTCTTTAAACCCAAGCGCTCCAAAGGACTTCCTTTGAGCCCACGAGCTTTCGAGATAGAGACCAAGAGCTAATTCCTTAACTCTTTTTGGTCTAGTCGCTATCTCTAGCCATGTACAGGGATTTCCCCTGTACCTGGCACCCAATGGGGTCGAACGAAGCCCTTTCCCCTCCGGTCTGCAGAAACTATTTAGATGCCCTAGCCACCAAGCCATTGCTCGGCGTTCTAGGTACTTCCAAATAGGATTCACAGCCCAGAGCAAATCCAACCCATCAGTCAGATTCAACCAGCGAACAATCGCTGCCCGAACCTGACGATCTGACCCGTATAGGGCCAGATCCCACGGAAGCGACATCACTGCCGCGAAACCTCCCGAATTAGGAGAGGCTTTCCGTATAAGTGGGAAGAACCAGGGAGTTAGGTGTTTATCGATTCGCAACTCTAGCTTATCTCCGGTATGATGCCGAAGACGAGCATAGAATTCAGGTACCCATTGCACCCAACCTCGACGGAACTCCAGGAGTGATACTCCCGGGTCCGTTATGGTCTTCAGCTTGAGGGCTCCCTTGAACTCTATCACCCGATAGAGCCCAAAGAGAGATAACCAAAAGCCGATGACTCTAACATCGCCCTGAGAAATCAGGCGACGATGTTGAGGGTTAATAATGCGAGGGATACCTCTGCGAGTTCGAGCTACATTCGCACCCAAGGCCCACGGAGAGGCATCTGACATACCCCCCGCTGCATGCTGCAGCAGGAGATATGATGTTTTCAGATATATCGCCAATCCGCGAGGCCCTGAGGACTTGTAGATACGTCTTACGTTCTTGGCATATCCGTACGTTACTTTCACCAAACTACTGCTTAATTGCCCAAAGACTAATGGGATCACTCGCAAGAGCAATCCCACCAGTTTTACTTCTGCTTTTACACAGAAGGACCAGGTTAATGTATGTGGAACTAAGCGCCCGTAAAGGGTTCTTATGTTTCGCATATTAATAATTAAATTATTAAGTTCCTTTTGGGATCCATTAACCCTTCTGTTCCCGTCTCTCCCCAGAGGGAGGCCGGCAGAAGGTCGCGTTAGCACGCTAGTGGTGGTGTAACCACGTAGGGTTACCCAACCCGATGTCAAGCATACGCAAGCCCCTCAGGATCGCTCCTGAATTTCTCCTGGCAACGCCAGAATCCCGCTCGTATTTCTACGAGTAACTCGCGCGAGGCTCTATCACCGATTGGGGACCCCAATTAAGATAAAGATCCGATGCTGCGGGTTCTCATTACTGAGACGACCGGCCCAGGAGAGGATACTCCTGTTCTGACCTAGATCCTGATCACTCAGGTACCGAACTGGCTTAGCCAGCTCCTCAACGTTCTCAGCCTTCGGCCGAGATCCGCTGAGTAAGATTGCCTCTTTCGAGTGCCGATCTCTGTTCAGAATAGTATCACTACTACTCTTACTCTCGATCTCCCTATAGATCCGGGCAAGACCTATAGCTACCATTTCAACGGGAATCACTTCCCGTTCTCCCCAAGGTAGAGACCGAATACCGCAACAGTTTATCTTAACTGCCATGGGGGTCTCAACCTACTATCCATCCCAAGCAGCGCTTAGAATACGCATCACAGTCCAACTAAGGACCATTCTGCTCCAGTAGGTCTCTGACCTGCTCGTCGCAGCGGTGAGGATTACTCCTC